GACCAAGGGGCATAGCCATGCGGTGGCGCAGCCGGTGTATTCATTTATTCAAGCCTCAGCGCAAAAAAAGTCCACAAATTCTGTTTTAGAAGAATTGTCGAACACTTTGACAGCAAGGGCAGAAAACAACAATTTTGCAGGCGGCGTATCAATGGCCGTCAGAAGACTCACCCCTATTGAGTGCGAGCGTTTGCAGGGCTTTCCCGACAACTACACCGACATCAAGCTCAAGGGTAAGCCAACACCAGACGGGCCGAGATACAAGGCTCTGGGCAACAGCATGGCCGTGCCTGTGATGGCATGGATTGGCAAAAGAATCCAAGAGGTAGAAGCAATCAATGCTCCGTGACTACCAACAACGCACCATAGACCAACTCTACGCATGGTTTGAGGAAGGTGGCAAGGGCAACCCTTGTCTGGTGCTGCCCACCGGCTCAGGCAAGAGTCACATTGTGGCGGCGCTGTGCAAGGACGCCTTGCAAAACTGGCCTAAGACTCGCGTGCTGATGCTCACCCATGTGAAGGAATTGATTGAGCAGAACGCCGAGAAGATGCGCCAGCACTGGCCTGGTGCTCCGATGGGCATCTACAGCGCAAGCATTGGCCGCAAGGACTTGGGCGAGCCGATCACCTTTGCTGGCATCCAGTCGGTGCGTACCAAGGCCAAGCAGTTAGGCCACACCGATCTGGTGATCATTGACGAATGCCACTTAGTCAACCACAAGGACGAGGGCGGCTACCGCACGTTGCTGGAGCAACTCAAGGCAATCAACCCTGAGTTGCGGGTGGTGGGCTTGACGGCCACGCCTTATCGGTTGGGGCATGGCCTGATCACTGACAAGCCAGCTCTGTTTGATGCGCTTATTAATCCGATCAGCATCGAGGAGTTGATTTACAAAGGCTATCTGTCAACGCTGCACTCTAAGGTCACCAAGGCCAAGCTGGATGTGACTGGTGTGCATAAGCGTGGCGGCGAGTTCATTGAATCTGAGTTGCAAGCGGCAGTCGATACCGATGACAAGAATCAGGCAGTGGTGCAAGAGATCATTGCGCTAGCCGGTGACCGCAAGGCGTGGCTGGTCTTTTGCGCTGGCGTAAGGCACGCCCAGCACATTGCTGACGCGCTCAATCAGCAGGGCATTGTTGCGGAGTGCGTGACGGGTGAGACATCAAAGAAGGAGCGTGAGCGCATGATCGGCGACTTTAAGGCTGGCCGCTTGCGTGCGCTCACCAATGCCAATGTGCTGACCACTGGATTTGATTACCCCGACATTGACCTAATCGCTATGCTGCGCCCAACCATGAGCGCCAGCTTGTATGTGCAGATGGCTGGCCGAGGCATGAGGATCAAGAGCCACACCGATCATTGTTTGGTGCTTGACTTTGCTGGCGTGGTGGCTAGCCACGGGCCGATCACTGCTGTCCAGCCCCCAAAGAAGGGCGGTGATGGCAATGGCGAAGCACCAGTCAAGATTTGTGCGAACTGTGAGGAATTGTGCGCTATCTCGGTGATGGTCTGCCCAGCTTGCGGTCACCCGTTTCCTGTCAAAGAGATCAAGAAGCTGCAACTTCACGACGACGACATCATGGGGCTGGATGGCACTGACTTGGATGTGACCAGTTGGACATGGCGCAAGCACATCAGCAAGGCATCAGGCAAGGAAATGCTGGCGGTGACTTACTACGGGGGCTTGAGTGACCCAGCCATCACAGAGTACCTAGCCGTTACGCATGACGGGTACGCCGGTCAGATGGCAATGCAAAAGCTGGTGGATATGGTACAGCGTGCTCAGATCGAGCCAGGTGGCCTCAATGTCAAGTCGTTGGAGGAGATGGTCACCAACATGAACAAAGCGCAGCCACCAATTCATATTGAGTTCAAACGCGATGGCAAATTTTTTAGAGTAATGAGAAGGAAATGGGCATGAGACATCCTGAACCGGACTTAGTGACTGACTACAAGCGCTGGCTAGCTGCTGGCCCACCGAGGTGCTGCCACACCTGTGAGCATTACGGCGTGGATGGGCTGTGCGTAGAGTTCTTTATGCAGCCGCCAGCGGAGTTTGCTAGCACCGTGGGCGAGTGCGATAAGTGGGAACGGGAGATGCCGTTTTGACCGAGCGCATACCCACCGAGCATGAGGAGCAGCGTGAGTTCGTGCGCTGGTTTCGCCAAGGCTACAGGGGCGTGCGTATCTTCGCCATCCCCAACGGGGGGCAGCGGAGCATAGCAACAGCGGGGCGCTTGAAGGTTGAGGGCGTATTGCCCGGCGTGCCTGACCTGTTCATTCCAGACTGGCGCTTGTGGGTGGAGATGAAACGAGTCAAGGGCGGCAGTCTCAGCGCCGAGCAGAAGGACTGGATAGCCTATCTGGAGGGCTGTGGCTACACCTGTTTCGTGGCTAAAGGGGCTGATCAGGCTAAAGAGATGGTGTTAGGGTTTGTACCTAGTTTATGAGTTACCGGAAACTGTGATAAGATAGCGCTGTCAACAACAGGAGAACACCATGAACAACGCAACCCGCAAGACCCTCGCTGACTTTAACGAGACACTTGAATCCCTCAAGGGCCAGCTTGACGACATCCGCATTCAGTACGAGTCCGTCAAGGACGAGATTCAGTCGTTGGCTGATGAGGAGCGCGAGAAGTTTGACAACCTCCCAGAAGGCTTGCAAGCCGCTGACAGGGGTCAGGCTATGGAAGAAGCCGCTAGCGCCTTGGAAAGCGCTGTAAGTGAGCTTGAGAGCGCCGTGGACAGCATTGATAGCGCCATTGGCGAAATTGATACAGCGGCGCAATGACCCCCACCCAACGAGTCCAGCTATTACGCCAGCGCCGAAAGGCGCTTGGCCTAACCAGAGTTGAGTTCTATCTCAGCCTAGAACACGCCGCCAAAGTGCGTGGATATGTCAGCAAATTAACCAAGGAGAAAACGAAATGAAACAGACCTACTTTACTCAGCAAAACCATGATCAAGCCCGATCCTTGTTGATCAGCCTCTGTGGTGCTGTCCTTTTAGTAGGCACAGGGGTGATCTTCCTGTTGGCTACCTTTGATGTTCTGGTGAAATGATGTTTAAGTACATGTGGACTGAGTTTCGGTCAACCCTCAAGATGCTGCCGCCAGCACAAACTGCCGTGCATGAGTTGCTGCATGCGGAGCATGACCTGCTGAGGGCAGAGGCTGGGGTTGAGTACGCCCAAGCTATGGTCACTTGCCAGAAGCAGCGAATTAAGCGCTTGAAGGCGTATCTTGGCAAGACTGAGGAGGTGGCAACATGATCAGGATGTGCGACACGGGCTACCGCGAATGCCCACGCCAGCCGACTTGCGGCATGGACTGCCACTTCACCACGGCAGAGTTGGAAACCCGCAAGGTCAAGGCGTATCCGGCAGTGCCTGACGACATTGCGCCCGTGCCGCAGGCGTGGCAGATGATCGGCAGTGTTTTAGTTGGCTTTGTGTTGGTGGCGCTGGTGGTGATAGCAGCCCTGTTTTTCTTCACGGGGTTTTACATTTGGAGTCTGCTGATATGACCAAGGACGCAGCCCTGAAGCTGGCGCTTGAGGCGCTGGAGAACATAACAACCGCTTTGCGTGAAGATGATGTAATTGGTGGCGACATTGACATGATGCTGGACGCCATCACAGCCATCCGTGAAGCCTTGGCACAGCCAGTGCAGGAACCGGTAGGTAGCGTGGTGCGTTGGCTTGATGGCTCGTTGGTACATGGGTGGTTTTCTGATCCCCCACCTGAAGGAACCCTTCTCTATATCACCCCACCCGCAGCACAGCCAGAGGAGCGCTACTTCTGCCAACGCTGCGGCAAGCCTGTTAACTTGACCACAATTCACACATGCACACCGCCACAGGAGAACACATGAGCAACACAATAGAAGAACGCGATGCAATGATTAGGCGCTACATCGAAATAGATGTGAACCTTACGCCCATGAAATTTGATGAAGCCCAGAATGACGGGGAAGAAATCCTAGATGCAACATGATGAAAGAAATCTGGTTCTCGGACAGCTTACCAATGGTAATTCATTGTATGAGTTTACTCGACGCTTTTATCACGATGTTGTTCCGGCAAGGTATTTCGACAACTGGCATATCCCTGCGATTTGCGAACACTTGCAAGCCTGCGCCAGTGGGCACATATCAAAATTAATTATCAATATTCCCCCTCGGTTCATGAAATCTACGCTAGTTAGCGTCATGTTCCCTATGTGGCTTTGGTCATTCAGGCCGCAAACCAGATTCTTATATTCAAGTTATTCAGATCAACTTGCAGCCCGTGATGGGGCAGCGTGTATAAAACTTGCGCTTAATCCGCGCTATTTAGCCTACACCCAGAACCGCGTAAAGTTAATGGCGGCAACTCGGGCAAGCCGCAATCGGTTTGGCAATATGGCTGGGGGCTACCGGCTATCTGTTTCTATTGGGGGCGCTGCAACAGGCGAAGGCGGCGATTATGTTGTCGTCGATGACCCGCACAAAACAATGGAAGCCGACAGCGTGACGCATCGTGAAGCCGTTATTCGATGGTGGGATGAGACAATGCAATCACGGCGAAACGACCCAAATTACGGGGCGCATATTGTAGTTATGCAGCGATTGCATGAAAACGACTTGACGGGGCATATTCTAAGCAAAGGAAACGATGTGGTGCATTTATTTATTCCAATGCAATATGATTCGTTCCGGCATTGCAAAACTATACTTTTCAGCGACCCGCGCACCAAAGAGGGACAATTGTTGTGGCCGTCACGATATGGGGCAAGAGTCGTTCGTGCGCTGCGAACCAGTCTAGGCGAGCGAGCATACGAAGGGCAGTATCAGCAAAACCCGAAGCCGCTTAAAGGCGTATTATTCGATATAAAGTGGCTACGGAATCAAATCATAGATGAGCATGAACTGCCTGAAAATCTTGATTGGTTCAGGTATTATGATTTGGCATACAGTCTAAAAACCACTGCCGACAACACGGCAACGCTTAAGGGCGCAATGTATCAAGGCACGCTTTATCTAATGAAGGGCATTGCGGCAAAAGTTGATTCGCCAAGTGCGCGGCGCATGATTAAGCAAATTATGCTCAGTGAGCCGGACGTTTTGCACGGAGTTGAATCTGCTATACATGGTGCGCCAATAGTCCAAGATTTGCTTGAAGATAACGAATTAGCGGCGATTGGGCTGCGGACTGTTGTTGTCACAAAAGATAAAATGACACGGGCAACCCCTGCCGCAATCCGAGCAGAACAAGGGAAATTAAAATTCGTGAGAAGCGCCAATTCTGATAATTCATGGATAAATGACTGGATTGATGAAATGGCAATATTCCCGTATGGGAAACACGACGACCGCGTAGACACAGTGAGCGGCGTTCTCCAAATGATCGGGTCGGGGCGCAGCGGTGTATTTTTGTAGCCCCTATTTTTACTTGCGTTTATTGTCCCGATGATGTGGTATAATGAACGCGAGGGAAAGACATGAACTTTAGCAACCTTTCAAAACCATATTTAGACAGATACCCGAATTTGTTCTCAGATATCGAAGCCGAGCGACTCCGGCTTGTCGCAAATGGTAACAAATGGCACAAAGCCTGTTACATCCCAATCGGGGCAGTTGCGAATCTTTTGAAGTTTGACCAAAAAAGCAAGATTGCACAAATAATGATTGCTGCAAACGCCACGGCACTAGCTGCATGGCGAGTAGGGGGCAAGCATATTATCAAATTCGATAAAACCGTCGAAGCGGCACTAATCGAAGGCGGCATCAAGGGCAATGTGCCAATGCACATTTTCGAGCAATTGCCTTTTATGTGTGCTTATATCGTTGTGAGCGACGACCCAGTTATCAAAGGGTTCTTTGTTCACCTTGAGCATGATCTGAAATCGAATGCACTTGAATTACGTTTTGTTGTCGAAAACGAAAAAGAAGAAATTGCGCCCACTGTGCTAAACCTCAGCGCAAGAGGCACTATTGAGCAAGTGGTTAAACAGACCATGCGAAATATTGGAAGCATAGACCCAGAAATTGCCAATACTGTTGTTACCGAAATTAGCGGGTTGATGCACCGCATTTTGCCGCTGGTTCTGTATCTTTGCTCAGTGGGCGATGACACGAAAGAATTGCAGTCCCCAGCAACAATACCGGCACTGCCTCGCAAGAATCGCGCTATGGCAGTGTCCCAGCCGAAAATATGGAACATGGGTGAACGCATTGGGGCAGCAATTCGTGCAAGTGCAGTGCAAGAAGCGAAAGCTGAACCCACTGGGAAAGGGTCGCCGAAACGCGCCCACATCAGGCGGGGGCATTATCATATTTACAAAGTCGGCAAAGGGCGCACGAAAGAAATCTCGAAATGGCTATACCCCATGCCGATTAATGCCGATGACGGCAGCGAAATGCCGACAACGATAAGACAAGTTTAAAATCAGTGAGTATTTTCTCATATTACTATAACAATCATCTGGCATAATATTATTAACAAAGAAAAGAGGAACAAAAATGATTAATATCACCAACCAACCAGCCGCCCCCAACACCAACCAGCCCACCAAAAACACACCATGATCACCATCGAATTCCTGCCCGACCCAACCTCAACCCCCACCCCCACCAACCATGTCAAAAGTAGCCAACGCCCCCTACAGCCCAATCAGCGCCCCAATCATCACCTGCTCAATCTGCCAAAACGAGCAGACCGTAGCCCGATCAGCCACCAGCTACACCCTACAACTATGGCACGTGATCGCCTACCCAAGTGACTGCCAATGCCCCAAATGCAGCGGCATTAATAAGCCCATCGAACCGCCGCCTGAACCGCCGCAAAATAAAAAGCCGATACCCCGCTCT